TGACCAAGCGCACCCACACTGGCGGCAAGTTCGTCAAAGACGCCTACAAGGGCTACGCCGATGACTAAGGAAGAACTCAGCGCCTTCGTGGAAGACGCTGCCCGCAAGCAAACCGAGTACGAGCGCCGCCGTGCCGTGTGGCGCTGGGCCAACAACCTGCCGGGACGACAGGAGCCTCCATGCGAAGCAGACGCACAGTGGCTGCTGGGCGGCACTACGGTCAGAGGAGGCTAACATATGTTAGCTGAGGATGACCCACGCCTGTTGCTCTGGCCACTGCTCTTCGATGGTAAGTTGAAGACCGACGCTAACTCCCTGCGCGGCGGCAACGGCAGAGGCAACGGCAACGGCAACGGCAGAGGCAACGGCTACGGCGACGGCAGAGGCTACGGCTACGGCTACGGCTACGGCAACGGCAACGGCAGCGGCTACGGCTACGGCTACGGCAACGGCTACGGCTACGGCTACGGCGACGGCGACGGCGACGGCTAACACCTGTTAGCCTGAACGAGTTCAACCAAGGAGCAACGACAATGACTATTATCTACGTGCTGGCAGCGGTGGGCTGCTGGTTCTTGGCGGTCTTTTCCGCCGTGACAATCGGCGTCTGGGCGGAGCGAGACCCTGCGGACGCTAAAGTCTACTACCCGCTCACAGTGTTCCTCGTGAGCACCGCGCTCATGGTGCTGTGCATCGTCATGGCGGTGGGGTGATGGCTGAGTACCTGAGCACCCAAGAAATGCTCGACCACCTCGAGGTCCAGAGCCCGTTGTTGACTGCGGTTAACGCCATAGCCCTGTCCCAAGCCATCTCGCTCAAGCGCATCGCTGATGCTCTGTGCCAACCTGATGAGTACGGCCTGACGGGGTCCGCTGCTATCGCGCAAGCGATCAAGATCGGCTTGCGAGAACGGCAATGATGAGAGGGCAGATTACGAAGGGCACCGAGTGGCTTAAGCACCTGCGTCCTTACGGCAAACGTGCGTTCTGGAAGAGCGAGCGTCGAGCGACCAAACAACAGATCAAGGAAGAGCAACATGACTGAGACCGAGCGCCCTTACATAGCGTTCTACAAGAGCCAACGCGCGGAGGTGTGGGCGACTAGCTCATACGCTGCGCAGACCAAGGCCGCTGCCATGCTCAAAGCGCGCAAGCAGTACGACGTCACCGTGGTGCTGGCCGACGTGCCGGTGTCCACCGCGAGCCTGTGAAAATCGCTAACGAGAAGAGTTGACATAAGAAACTACTTAGTCTATAATACTTACACACTGAGGAGAGAGGCAAGTTCTCCTCAGTGGCCCAACCAGAAACACAAGACCTAACATGTGTTAGGTTACACGGAGCAACAACAATGTCCGCTATCAACTTCGGCACCACCGTGTCCCTCAAAGAAGCTGCGGTGCTTATCGCTTCCAACCCTCGCCGTCGCTTCCTCCTGCGGGGGGAGCCGGGCATCGGCAAGTCCTCGCTCGAGGTGATGATCAAGAAACTCCTCTCCCACTACCTGTTCTCCTACGTGGATGCGCAGTGCATGGACCTCGGCGATATCGCCATGCCGGTGATGGACCACGAGGCCAAGGTCACCCGCTACTACCCCAACGCTCGCTTCGGTATCCACCTCGGCCAGCCCGTCTGCATCATGCTGGATGAGTTCGCCAAGGCCATGCAACCCGTCCAGAACATGCTGCATCCGCTGCTGGAAGCGACCAACCCGCGCCTCGGTGACGCGCTCCTGCCTGAAGGGTCCATCGTGTTCCTGACGAGCAACATGTCCAGCGACGGTGTGGGCGACAATCTCAAGGCGCACACCAAGAACCGCGTGACGACGCTGCACGTCCGTAAGCCTGACGCCGACGAGTGGATGGAGTGGGCGGTCCAGAACGATATCGACCCGTCCGTCATTGTGTGGGTCAAGAACTACCCGCACGCTCTGGCGTCCTACCTCGACGGCGACCAGTCGGAGAACCCCTACATCTTCCAGCCCAAGAAGATGCAGGAAGCCTTCGTCACCCCGCGCTCGCTCGCTGCGGCTTCCGATATCGTGGCTAACCGCAAGCACTACGACGAGAACTCCCTTGTCGCTGCGCTGGCTGGCACCATCGGCGAAGCTGCGGCTCGGGATATGCAGGCGTCCATCGCCTATCAGGACCAGCTGCCGCCGTGGAAGACCATCGTGGAAGACCCCCAGAACGCGGCTGTCCCTGACAGCGCCGGGGCCTGTGCTGTTCTCGTCTTCGGCGCCGTGTCCCGCGTGGACAAGCAGTCCCTGCCGGGCTTCATGGAGTACCTCAAGCGCATGGACACCGAGTGGCAGGCTGTGTTCGCTGTGTCTCTGGCCAAGCACCCGGCCAAGGCATCGCTGGCCTTCGGCAACAAGGAGTTCGCGGGCTGGGTGGCATCTAACCAAGACGTGCTTTGAGCGAAACAAGGCGGGGCGAAAGCCCCGCCAACATAACACCTGTTAGGAGCAACGACAGTGTCAGACACCAAGACTGAACGGCGTCTCAAGAAGGCGCACATTACCCTGATGCGTAACCCGAAGTTCGCTTTGTGGTCGGGCATCTTCATGGTCGGCAAGTGCGAGGTTGTACCGGGCAGCGTCTGTCCAACGGCGATGACCAACGGGCGCGACGTCTACTACGGTCAGAGCTTCGTGGATGGGCTCGACGAGCGGGAACTGCACTTTGTGGTTCTCCATGAGGCCATGCACAAGGCGCTCAGGCAGCTGACTGTGTGGCGCAAGCTGTTCGAGGAGAACGCTCGGCTGGCCAACATCGCGGCTGACCACGTGATCAACCTGATGATCATGTCCTTCGACCCGCAAGAAACCCTCGTCACCCTGCCCAAGAAGAACGGGCAGAGCTTTGTCTGCTACGACCCCAAGTACAAGGGCATGAACACCAAGCAGGTGTACGACCTGCTGAAGCAGGAGCAGAAAGAGAAGGGCAGGGGTGGGGGTGAGGGGCAGCCCGGTGGTGAACCGGGTGAAGGAGACGGGGGCAGCTTCGACTACCACGACTGGGATGGGGCCAAGGAGCTCTCTGCCGAGGAGAAGAAAGAGCTCGAACGCGAGCTCGACCAAGCCATCCGGCAAGGTGAGGCCCTGCACAAGAAGCTGAACGGCAAGGGGGCGGGCAACGTGTCCCGGGAGTTGGGCGACCTGCTCGCTCCGCAGATCAACTGGAAGGACCAGCTTCGGGAGTTCGTCAAGGCGACCTGCGCCGCCAAGGATACGTCGTCGTGGGCGCGGCCTAACCGCCGCTTCCTGAGCCAAGGCATCTACATGCCGTCGTGGCAGGGGGAGACTATCGGTCGCGTGGCGGTCGGTGTCGATACGTCGGGCAGCATCGGGGTCAAGGCGCTCAACACCTTCCTGTCCGAAATCAAGGCGGTCTGCGACGAGGTGCGCCCCTCGCACGTGGACCTGATCTACTGGGACAGCCGCGTGGCGGGGCACGAGACCTACGAGGGGAGCGAGCTTGAGGGTCTGGTTTCGTCGACCAAGCCGATGGGCGGCGGGGGTACTGAGCCCGCTTGTGTGGAGCGGTATATCGAGAAGGAGCAGCTTCGCCCTGAGTGCGTCATCATGCTCACCGATGGGTACGTCCCTAACTGGGGCGGCGGATGGGGCGGCGTTCCTGTCCTGTGGGTTGTCGCGGGTAATCCCGGCGCGATGGCTACTGTCGGCAAGACTATTCACATCAACGACTAAAGAGGAGCAAGCTAATGGGTACTCTCCAAACACGCGCTGTTAACCAGCTCATCTCGACACTCTCTGCAATGGGCGCGCAGTACAAGATCATCATGCCCAACGGCACCGAGTACGGGGAACTGGAGATCAAGTCTCCAGACGGCAAGAAGTCCAAGAACATCACCTACCCGCGTGGGGCAACGCGCGCCTACTACGAGCCCATCCTGCTCACCTTGGACGTCGGCGAGGAGGCCGCTATCCCCTATGCACACTGGGACGCAAAGATACTGCGCAGCAACATCCACAGCTGGTGCTTCGATAACTGGGGCAGCAAGAACTACATAATTGAGAGAGACGATACGAGCAAGGTTGTGCAAGTACTACGTCTGGCTAAGGGGTAAAAACATGAAAGCCATTATTCATATCGGTTTCCGCCAGTACGTCATGGAGCCGGAGAAGGCGCTCTCTGTACTCGAGGCAATAGCGACGGCGGAGCGCTACGACACCAAGTGGCGGGAAGAGGACAAGGGCGGCACCAGCTACCACATCTGGGGCGTGGAGGACGAGCGCAACAACCACGGCAGTGACGTGGGCAGCCTCCGCCTGATCACGGACAACCACTACCGCCTCGCCAAACTGGCGGGCGCACCCCCACTCGCCTAACACCTGTTAGGCTAAGAGCAACACAACAAGAGGAAAAACTACAATGAGCATCACCTCCTCCGCCGTTCTGGTGGAAATGAACATCTCTGTCTGGACCGCGAAGATCGTGGACAAGAGCGCCACCCGCACGGTGACGGAAGACAACGCGGCCAGCACTTCGGCTGGCGTGTTCCACAAGAACCTCATGGCGGGTACGTCGAAGCGCAAGGAGATCGCCGACGCTGCGGCTGCCCTGCGCTCGTGGCACAACGCGCGGACCCTGCCGTGGGCTGACAAGGGAGCCCGGCTCCTGCCGACGTCCTCGTTTCTGGACTACAAGGCCGAGGCCAACAAGCGGCGCGACCACCTGATGGGACTGGTTGATTCCTTCCTGTCGGAATACGACGTGCATGTCGCACGGGCACAGGCCAGCTTGGGCCTGCTGTTCAACCACGCTGACTACCCGCCGGTCGAGGAGATCAGGGACAAGTTCGGCTTCCGGCTGGTGTTCTCTCCTGTCCCCGAGGCGGGGGACTTCCGGCTCGACGTCTCGGCAAGCGACTTGGACGAGATGAAGCGCGACTACGACGTGGCCTTCAACGACCGGCTGGCTGACGCCATGCGGGAGCCGTGGACCAAGCTGCACGACATGCTGACCTATATGTCGGAGAAGCTGACCGACGACGAAAACAGTGAGACCAAGAAGCGCTACCACGACACGTTCCTGACCAACGCGCAGGACCTGTGTGGCCTGCTGACGCACCTCAACCTGACCCGTGACCCCAAGCTCGAGGAGGCCCGGCAGAAACTGGAGCGCGCCATCGGCGGGCTGGACATGGGTGATATCAAGGAGAGCGCCAGCGCTCGCACCGACGTCAAGTCCCGGCTCGACGCCGTCCTTTCCTCTTACGACTGGTAAACAAGGAGCAACAACCGATGACCATTATGTTTAGAGTTCTCCCCGACTGCCCGCCCAATGTGGTGTACCGCTACGACGACAACGGGCTCTCTGTCCCCGAGAGCGCGTTCGACAACATCCGGCTCACGGCGCCCCTGACAGACGTTATTCAGCCGCTGGCGCGGCGGCACCCGGACTGGAGGTTTGAGACCCGTCACAGCCACGCCCGCAACTTCATGGTATCCACGGACAACGAGGTTCTCGGGGAAATCTCGACGACGTACCGCAACTACTCCACCATCACCAGAATTTCGAACATCAGGATCAGGAGCGAGATAAGCAAGGGCGATGGCATGGCGTCGAAAGACCCCGCCAAAGTCCGCAAGTTGGTGGAGAAGTACTTCGTCCCTCGAACCGAAGACGAGAGGGTCAGTGGCAAGCACTCTAGCTTGATGGAGAAAATCAACACCATCGAGTACACCGCCCGGCAAACGTCTAGAACCAGAGAGGCAGCGGTTGTCCCGCGTCTTTTCCCTGTCCTCCTACAGCAGCATGGAGACGCTGTGCTTAGTGTGGCTGCGTCTTTGGGCATAAGCGGGGTCGAAGAACTCAGAGCCGCATATGAAAAGCTGGCGCTCGTACAGAGCTTGTACCCGACCGCCAGAAAAGACGTAGTCGGTGTCATTCTCGACAAGGGTAAGTACTGGGTGACGCAAGGCCCCGTGGCTATTCCGACTGGCATGCTCCCCTTCACTGACGACACGCTACCGCTGCAACTCAGGACCAACATCGGCCTGCTCAAACTCGCGGAGGATGGCGCGGTGTACGAAGACGTCGGGATGCGTTGTGGCCCCGGTCTTTTCTTGACTGTGTATAATCCGGAGGGTTAGTATACCCCGAGGTTTAAAGGAGGCAGCTATGGCGACGACCCCGGAGGGCTTGGTCAAAGCCCGTGTAGTCCATGTGTTGAAGACGCATGGTGTCTACTACTTTTTCCCGGCCACATACGGCATGGGCAGGAGCGGGGTTCCCGACATAATCTGCTGCGTGAACGGTAACTTTCTCGCCCTCGAGTGCAAGGCGGGGAAGGGGAAGACGACCGCCCTGCAAAATGTAGAGTTAGAGAACATACGCAGGGCGGGGGGCACCGCGCTTGTCGTCAACGAAACCAACGTAGGCGCAGTGTCAGAGTACATCAGACTAACCAAGCAATGTGCATAGCGCACACAAACAGAGGACTACCATGAGCAACATCGAAATCACCGAACGCCCCTGCATCGTCGTCGCGACCAACGGTCACGTGTGGGTCGCTAAAAGCGTCAAGCAGGACGCGGCGTGGCTGCACTGCACTGACGCGCGTATCATCAACACTTGGGGCACCACCAAGGGGCTCAACCAACTGGTGGACGGGCCGACCAAAGACACGGTTCTCGACGCTGTCGCGCCTATCGTGTCCATCGCGGGTATCGCGCTGATCGCTGTCATCCCGTGCAACAGCGCGGGCTGGGCCAAGACGTTCGCGGGTTAACCTTTGGGGGGGTCGCTCACAAGCGGCCCCCCTTTCCCTAACATCTGTTAGCCACAAGGAGCGCGTCTTATGGACAGCACAGAGCAGAAGCGCGGGCCGGGTCGCCCGAAGAAGTACCTAACACCAGAAGAGCGAGACGCGGCGCGGAAGTACCACCGCGATGCCTTCCTGAAACGAGCTCGGGTGAAGTCGCTCAACATCTACGGAGACGATCTGGACCTGCTGCGGGAGCTCGCGGCACGGGCGGGTATGTCGATGATGAAGTACGTGGGCGTGCTCGCGCGCAAAGCCAAGGAGGACAGCGATGACGTTCCTTAAGGAAGCAACCGAGTGCAAGTGCGGTGCGAAGCTGCCCATGGGTGTACTCGTGGAGGGTTGGGACGAGAGGCAAAGGCGGGTTTTTTGCTGCGCCGTGTGCCGCCCTGTCCGCCCCGCTTCGTCCTTGACCAAGGACCGCAACTACTACCGCCAACTACCTGTTGAACGCTTGATCGCCCTCGGTAAGGAGGCCACCGCCGAAGATAGCAGTGAATTGGCCTTAGTGTTGGCAGAGACGCTGCAAGACCTCGTCGACGAGAACAACGCTGCCCGGTACGGACGTTGTGACTGTGACCCCTACTGACGCGCTACTGCTCTGGCCGTTGCTCTTCGACGGCCAGCTGCAGACCGACGACAGCTACCTGCGCTATGGCAACGGCTACGGCAACGGCAACGGCAACGGCTACGGCGACAGCTACGGCGACAGCTACGGCTACGGCTACGGCAGAGGCAACGGCGACGGCTACGGCTACGGCAACGGCTACGGCGACGGCGACGGCGACGGCTACGGCTACGGCGACGGCTAACACCTGTTAGCCTGAACGAGTTCAACCAAGGAGCAACGACAATGGCACGATACGATCTACCCCGACTGGTGACCTACGAAGAGGCGTCCGCCCATGAGCGAGACGTCAAACCCATCCGGGGCAGGAGCCCTGAGTGCAAGCCCCTCGGTAGCCGCAAGGATACCCAGTTCACTATCCGCAGGGAGGCCGACGAGAGCATCGTGGCTTGCTGTTACCTCAGCGACCTGATCCGCTGGTGCCCGGACGGCAGGGTGTTTGTCGCCAACGGCGGCTGGGTGAGCGTGACGTCCCACGACTTCATCTCACGGGTTCTGCTAGGCTACCTCTCCGCCTGCACTTACGACGGCAAGACGTGGGTTACGTCTTACTACGCCTCTGGCGACTACCGCTCCTATCCTCTGGCCGAGGGCGGGCAGTGGTTTGTTAGGGGTGCGAGCGGCAGGTCTGAGACCCTCATCCCCGAGACACCGAACTACCCTGTGACCCACGTCATCAACCCGCCCGCCATGCGCGCGGCCCGCAAGGAGATCGCTCCCTTCGTCGCGTACTTCATGGCCATGATGAAGCTCACGGAGTGGGCCCCGGTAGAACCTGTGGTAGGAGCCCCTATACAGCTCCCGTTCAAGGACGAGCCGGAAATGTTGGCTGCCATGACGAGCAATGACACGGAGCGGTGGGCGGAGGTGCTCGAGCGCATACGTAGCCAGTCGACAGTCACCCGCTACGTGCGCGACAACACCGCTCCTTCTCCCCAGTTCCGGTACAGGGCCATGCGCTACGTCAGCCAGTCCGGGGCCAAAGACTACATCACGGGTACCCTCCTGCGCACCCACCGCTCCAAGCTATTGACCAAGCGCACCCACACTGGCGGCAAGTTCGTCAAAGACGCCTACAAGGGCTACGCCGATGACTAAGGAAGAACTCAGCGCCTTCGTGGAAGACGCTGCCCGCAAGCAAACCGAGTACGAG